CCGCCGCGCGCATCCGCGCGCGCGATGCCTCCCCTCCCTCCTGTCCCGAGCCCGGCCTCGAGGGCGCGGCCGTGAGCGACCTACGCCTATTCGACGTCGCCGTCAAGGTCGACGACGCGGACGGCGCGCCGAGCCCGGGCACGATCGGCCTCGGCGTCGCCGCGGAAATGCTGCTCGTCGCGGCGCTGCTCGAGCGCGGGCATAAGGTCGCCGTCCCGATTGCCGACGATGACGGCGTCGACGTCATCGTCGACTACCGGCTCAAGGTTCAAGTCAAGTCGAGCGCATACCGCGACGCGCGGACGGGCAATCTCGCCGTCGTCATTGACGACCGGCGCGGGCATCGGGCGCGCGGATATGGGCAACGGTCGCGCGGCCTCCGCGACCATGTCGACGTCGTCGCCGTCTATGCGCGCGACACCGGGACATGGTGGCATGTTCCGCGCGACGCGCTCCCGGCGACTCGGAAGCTACGGCTCAACGAGCAAGGGCGGACGGGCGTGTCGGCGTGGCGCGGCGCGTGGGACGTCTACGGCGAACCGCCGGGCCCGTCGAGGGTACGGCCGTGAGGCCGCCGCCTCGGTTGACGCCGGCGGGTCGGCAGGCGTGGCGCGAGGCGGTCGCGACGCTCGGCGAGCTCGGCGAGGACGCCGAGCTCTCGCGTGGCGCGCTCGACCGTTACGCGTTCGCCGTCTCGGCGTGGCGCGAGCTCGAGCGGCAATGGCTCGAGGCGGGTCGGCCGGCGACGTCGTTGGGTGGGTCGACCGGGACGGTTGAGGTTCCGCATCCGTTGGTTGCGCAGTTGGCAACGGCGCGGTCGCATGCGGCCGAGCTCGGCGAGCGGTTGGGGCTCGACCCGCAGGCGCGGCGGAAGCTCTCGAGGCGGGCGGGCGCGGGTCGTCCGGCGGGCGCGGCGTCGGCGCCCGATCGCGCGGCGCCGCCGAGGCGTCGGCTCAAGGCGGTTAGCGAGTGAGGCCGCCCGAGACGATTCGCCCGCGCGTCGGTATGACGTTGACCTATCGCGGTCGGCGAACGTTGCGAGGGCGTCTCGGGTTTGCGCTCATGAGGCTCGGCGCATGGCTCGCCGCCGAGCCGCTCGAGCTACGTCGCGAGGTCGACGCGTGAGCGCGCTCGCGATCGCCGAGCGTTGGGAGGCGTATGCGGATGCGACGCGCGCCGAGCATTTCGCCGCGTGGGCGGCCGAGCATTGCGTACAGTCGGTCGACCGTTGGGCGGGCCGACCGCTCGAGCTCGAGGGTTGGCAACTCGAGATGATGAGCGAGGCGCTCGCGGAGCTCGGCGAGGACGAGGCGTATTGGTTGACGGTCGCGCTCGTCATCCCGAAAAAGAACGGGAAAACGTCGATGCTCGCGGCGTATGCGCTCTACCATTTGCTCGAGGACGAGGGCGCTCCCGAGATTCTCCTCGCCGCCGGGACGGACAAGCAGGCGGGCCGGTTGTTCTCGGCGGCGGCGCGGTTCGTCAAGGGCGATCCGTGGCTGTCGGCGCAAACGGTCATCCGCGAGCATGAGGGCGAGATTGCGCGCGCGGACGGTTTCGGTTCGCTGTTTCGGTTCTCGGCCGACTCGGGCGCCGCCTCGGGTTTCAACCCGTCATTGATCGTCGCGGACGAGCTCAAGGATTGGACGACGCCGCGCCGGCGCCGCGCGTGGGCGGACATTGCGACCGCGGGCCTCGCGCGTGACTACGTGCACGTGTTCGTTATCTCGACGGCGGGCGAACCGGAGGAGCGCGTCGACGGCATCCTCGGGCAGTTGATCGACGGTAACGAGCTCGCGGGCGAGCTCGAGCGGGTCGGCAAGCTCACGATTTCGCGGAATCATGCGGCGCGTTCGCTCGTCTACAACTACGACGCGCGGACGCTCGACGTCTCGGACCTCGAGGCGATCAAGGCGGCGAATCCGGCGTCGTGGGTTACGCGCGAGCGGTTGGCGGAACTGGCCGCGTCGCCGCTACTAACGCCGGGCCGGTTTCTTCAACTGCACGGTTGCGTTTGGGCGACGAGCGAGTCGGGCTATCTCGAGCTCGAGGCGTGGCGCGGGCTCGAGCTCGCCGGCGCCGAGCTCCAGGACGGCGACGAGCTCGCGCTCGGTTTCCGCGGCGCCGATTCGTGCGCGCTCGTCGCGTGTCGGCGTACCGACGGCGTCCTGTTTCCGCTCGAGGTTTGGGAGCCATCGGGCGGCCGGCGGGTTGAGCTCGAGGACGTCGACGATGCGCTCATGGCGGCGCTCGAGCGGTTCAACGTCGGCGCCGTCTACGCGTCGGCGACGCCGGCATGGTCGACGCTCGTCAACGGGTGGCGGCATTTCATGGGGCGGCGTGAGGTCGTCGACGTTGACGTTGCGACGCCGTCGCCGCGGACGGCGCAAATAACGCGCCGGTTTCAGGCGGACGCGCTCGCGGGCCTCATCCGCCATGACGGCGACCGGCGGCTCGCGCGGCATGTCGTCGCGGCGCGGATTCAGCGGGCGCGCAACCTTCCGTATCTCGCCGAGGGCTCGAGCTCGAGCTCGCCGATTGCGGGCGCGTTCGCCGCGCTGCTCGCGTGGGAGGCGCGGACGTTGCTCGGCCCGGTTCGGCGGCCGAAAGGACCGCCGGTGGCTTTCTAGATGAGCGAGCTCGCGTCGACCGAGCGGCGGACGGTGCCCGAGCAGCTACGCGACGTCCTGCTCGAGGCGCTCGCCGCGCGGCAATCGAAGCTCGCGCGCTATGACGCCTATTACCGCGGCGAGCACAAACTCCTATTCGCGACGATCAAGTTTCGCGAGACGTTCGGAATGCTGTTTCAGTCGTTCTCGGACAACTGGTGCGACCTCGTCGTCGACGCGAGCGCGGAGCGGTTGCGCGTCGATGGTTTCCGGTTCGGCGGCGACGACGCCTCGGCCGATACGGAGGCGTGGGACCTTTGGCAGGCGAACGCGCTCGACGCCGAATCGGAGCTCGCGCATACGGAGGCGATCAAGCTCGGTTGCGCGTATGCGCTCGTCGGGCCCGACGACGGCGGCGCGCCAACGATTCAACTCGAACCGCCGTCGACGGCGATCGTTCTCGTTGACCCGGCGCAGGGCCGTAAGCGGCTCGCCGGCCTCCGCGACTGGGTCGACGAGTGGGGCGTCGAGCATTGCGTTTTGTACCTCCCGACCGACGTCATATGGTGGACGCGCGCCGACGAGCGGAAAGCGTGGACCGAGGACGTCGGCTCGGGCCGCAATCCGCTCGGCGTCGTCCCGCTCGTCCCGTTGCCGAATATGCCGACGTTGCGCGACCGGCAGGGCCGCTCGGACATTGAGCGTGTCATCCCGGTTCAGGACGCGATTAACAAACTTTGTTCGGACATGATCGTCGCGAGCGAGTTTGCGGCGTTCCCGCAACGTTGGGTAACGGGCGTCGACATTCCGCGCTACCCCGAGGGCGACCCGAACGCCGGGCAACCGCTCCCGTCGTTTACGTCGCAGTTTCTCGCCGGCGCCGGGACCGTGTTCGCCGACGAGCATGAGTCGGCGCGGTTCGGCAACTTTCAAGTTTCCGACCTCGGTATCTACGTGCGCGCGATCGAGATGTTTATTCAGCATGTCGCCGCGCAAACGCGGACGCCGCCGCATTACCTCCTCGGCGCTATGGGCTCGTTCCCGTCGGGCGAGTCGCTCAAGGCGACCGAGACGGGGCTCGTCGCCAAGGTCAAGCGCAAGCAACTCTCATTCGGCGAGGGTTGGGAGGAGGCAATCCGGCTCGCGTTCGCCGTCGCCGGCGACACGGAGCGCGCGAGCTCGAACGAGCTCGAGACTATTTGGATGAATCCCGAGTCGCGCTCGACGGCCGAGATTACCGACGCCGCGGTCAAAATGGCTTCGATCGGCATTCCGCGGCCGGCGCTTTGGGAGTACATCGGCGCGACGCCGGCGCAAATCGAGCGTTGGATTGCGCAGGGCGCCGTTACCGAGGGCCCGGCCGTGACGGCGCGCGAGACGATCCCAGCGACGCCGGCCGAGGCCGCGGCGCAACTTCCGAGCTCGAGCTCGAGCTCGTCGACCAACGGAGGTCCTCTAAGTGAGTGACGAAACCACGGGCGACGCCGGCGCGACGCCGGCGACGACGTCCACGACCTCGGAGGGCGCGAGGCCCGACGAGCGCACGACCGGCGAGGGCGCGAGGCCCGACACCGGGACAAGCGACGCCGAAACGCTCCGCGAGCGGGGCCGGGAGGCGCTCGAGCGCGAACGCAACGCGAGGCGCGAGGCCGAGCGACGCGCGACCGAATCCGAGCGCCGACTCGCCGAGCTCGAGGACGCCGGGAAAAACGAGGTCGAGCGGGCGATTGCCCGGCTCGACCGGCAATCCGCCGAGCTCGACACGGCCCGGACCCGGGTTGCCGAGCTCGAGGCGAGGCTCGCCGAGCGCGAGCTCCTCGAGCTCAAACGCGAAATCGCTCTCGACGTCGGTATCCCGCTCGAGGCGGCTCACCGGCTACAGGGCACCGACGCCCGTTCGATCAAAGCCGACGCGACTCGTTACCTCGAGGAGCGGAAAGGCGCCGAGGGATCGCTCGGCGTCGGTCGCGGCGGCGCGGCGAGCGGGGCGCGAGGCGTCGACATGAACCGGATTATCCGCGAGGCGTCCGGCCGGCAGTAGCTCGCGCCGGCGCGTCGCCGATGAGAAAGGGCTCAAGCGATGCCTACCTACAACAACACGATTTCCCGCTCGGAAGCGGCGGCGCTCATCCCGGAGGAGGTCGCCGCCGAAATCGTCAAACACCTACCGGCCGAGTCGGCGGCGCTCTCGATGTTTCGATCGGTCCCGATGGGCCGCGCGCAACAGCGCATCCCGGCCGAGTCGGCGCTCGCCGTCGCGTACTGGGTCGCGGGCGACACGGGCCTAAAGCAAACGACCGAGGCGAACTGGGCGAACCTCTACCTCAACGCGGAGGAGCTCGCCGCCATCGTGACGATTGCCGAGGCCGTCCTCGACGACTCGGCGTTCGACATTTGGGCGGCGATCCGGCCGCAGTTGGTCGAGGCGATCGGTCGCGCGCTCGACGCCGCGATTTTCATGGGGACGAATAAGCCGGCGTCGTGGCCGAGCGCGATCATCCCGGCGGCGGTCGCGGCAGGAAACCAAGTGACCGAGTCGGCGACGGCCGCGACCGGCGGAATCGTCGGCTCGATTTCGGACGTTATGGCGCTCGTCGAGGCCGACGGTTTCGACGTAAACGGCATCATCGCCAACCGCTCGGTCAAGGGGAAGCTCCGCAACGCCCGGGCAACGACCGGCGAGCCGCTCGCGAACGCGCCGGCGTCGGACGGGAGCGAGGTTTACGGCGTCCCCGTCGCCTACCCGATGCGCGGTTTGTGGGCGACCGGCACCGGCGCGACCGAGGCCGTCGCCGGCGATTTCTCGCAGGGCGTCCTCGGCGTCCGGCAGGACATTACGTTCAAGGTCCTCGATCAGGCCGTCATCCAGGACGGGACGGGCGCCATTCAGTTCAACTTGGCGCAACAGGACATGGTCGCGCTTCGCGTTACGGCGCGGTTCGCGTTCCAGGTCCCGAATCCGATCACCTACGACAACGCGAGCGGGACGACGCGCTACCCGTTCGGCGTCCTCAACCTGCCGTGAGCGTCGCCTACGACGAGGCGATCGCGGCCGGCGTATGGCGGTTCGACCTTGGGACACCGGGGCCGATGCCCGTCGCCGCGTTCACCGTCACGCCGGCGACCGGGCCCGCCGACACCGTGTTCGCATTCGACGCGTCCGGCTCGACGCCGAGCGGCGATCCGATCGGGTACGCGTGGGATTTCGGCGACACCGGCCCGCTCATCGAGGGCGAAACGATGACTCACGCCTACACGATCCCGGGCACCTACACCGTGACGCTCTACGTGCAGGACCGCTACGGCAAGGGCGACTCGACGACGCAAGACGTCGTCGTCACCTAGAGGGAGGAAAGCGAATGGCCGAGGAAACCAAAACGAAACGCTCGAGCTCGAGCTCGGACGTTCCCGCCGAGAGCGCGACCTCGAAAGCGGTCGAGCAGTTCGGCGGCGAGCCCGTCGACAACTACGACGACGCGCTCGAGGCCGGCTATTGGGGCGGGCCCGTCGACACGACCGACCATACGGTCGCCGGCGAGATTGCCGCGGCCGAGAAAGCGAAGTCGAGCAGTTGAGCCAACCGACCGATGAGGAGGCCCGGGCCGCGCAATGGCGCGCCGACCAACAGGCTCGCGTCGCGTATCAGCGCGAGGTTTGGTTGGCGCTACAGGCGCCGCCCGGGCCCGCGGCGGCCGTCCGCGCCGCGTGGCAACCAATCGTCGCGTGGCAGGCCGAACGCGACGTCTACATACCGCCCGAGGAGGACCCATGAGCACGACGCCGCCGGTTGACCCGCTCACGATCCCGTGGCGGCCGACGGTCGACGACGTCGCCGCGCTCATCCGCGCGCGGACGAAGGACGCGAGCGGCAACGAGCTCGGGACGTTCACCGGCTCGACGAGGCCGACCGACGCCGAGGTCGAGCAGCTAATCACGAACGGTTGCGCCAAGGTCGCGACGCTCGTCGGCTGGACCTTGCCGGCCGACGCCGAGACGGAGGCGACTCACCTTGCGGCGCTTTGGACGGCATGCGAGGTCGAGCAAAGCTACTGGCCCGAGCAGGTCCGGACCGAGCGGTCGGCGTTCGCGCAGTTGCTCGCGATGTTCGAGTATGACGTCGGCCCGTTCGTCGAGTACGTCTCGCAGTTGACGCCGGCCGGCTCGGGCTCGATGGGCGCCCGCTCGGGCACGTTCTACACGCCGTCCTATACGGCGGCGTGGGCCTACACCTACGGCTACGGCGCCGCGCCGCTCTCGGACCTCGTCAACGTTGGGTCGGGCGGCAACGCACCGGCAAAGGACGACGAGTGAAAGCTCCCGAGCCGATCCTCGAGGTTCGGGGCGCCCGCAAAGCGGCGGTCGACCTCGCGGAGCTCGGCGAGCGCGGCTCGGACATTCGCCGCGTGTCCGAGAAGGTCCGCGCGATCTACCGGAAATCGAACGAGCGGCGGTTTGCGTCGCGCGGCGGCGGCGCATGGCCGGCGCTCGCCGCCTCGACGCTCGAGCGGAAACAGCGCGGCGGCTACCCGTCGCAAACGCTCGTCCGCTCGGGCGACCTCGAGCGCGCGTTGACGGCGCCGCAGGCGTCCGACCAAATCGACCGGCGCGACAAAACCGAGTTTCGTTTCGGGACGACGTTGAGTTACGCCGCCTATCACGACACGGGCACCGGCGGCGAGAAGAAACGCGAGCTCGTCGAGCTCACGCCGGCCGAGCGGCAGGAAGTCTCGAGGCTCATTAGCGGCTACGTCGCGAGGGCCGAGGCGTGAGCGCGATCGCGACCGGGACGGCGACATTCGGGCCGATCGTCGCCGGCGGCGACGTCGAGGGATGGGTCCTCGACGAGCTACAAACGTGGTTCTCGACCTACCTCGCCGAGGTCGAGCGGCAACACGGCTATAGCGGCCACGACCTCCCGCGGCCGAAAGGGTGGGCGATCGGGCCGTCGTTCGATAAGTGGCCCGAGGACCAGCTACCCGGCGTCCTCGTCTCGAGCCGCGGCGTCCCGGCGCCGCCGCAAAAGGACGGCGAGGGCTACTTTCGCGCGCGTTGGCTCGTCGAGCCGGGCGTCGTTTGCTCGGCGCGGACGCAAGCCGAGTCGCATGCGCTCGCGATGCTCTACGGCGCCGCGTTGCGTTGGACGTTGACGCAACGCCCGTCGGTCGGCGGCCACGCCGAGGCGGCCGATTGGCTCGGCGAGAGCTACGACGACCTCGGCTACGACGACACGCGCTCGCTCTACGCCGTCCGCGAAACGTTCGCGCTCGAGGTCGTCGACGTCATGCTCGGCGACGCCGGCCCGACGGCGCCCGAGGTTCCTTTCGAGCCCGACGACACGTTGCCTTGGCCGCCCGACGTCGAGGTCGAGACGGTCGAAATCGTCGTCGACCAACCGCATGCGCAACCGCTACCCGAGGAGGAGGAGAGGCCATGAGGCCAGGAGTAGACGTAATCTCGAGGGCGCTACCGCCGCCTCGGTCGGCGCCGACCGATACCGGCGTCGCGTTCGTCATCGGCGCGACGGCGACCGGCGTTACGCCGGCGCCGCCGAATGTCGCGCTCGTCCGCTCGTTGACCGAGTACGTCGCGACGTTCGGCGACCGCGGCACCGGGCCCGAACAAACGACCTACGACGCCGCCGAGGTGTATTTCCAGGAGGGCGGCGCCAAGCTCTACGTGTCGCGCACGAATCCCGGGACGGCGGTCGCGTCGGCGCCGTTCGAGGTTCCGCCCGAGGACGAGCTCGCGAAGATGAGCCGCAACGAGCTCGACGCGCTCGCGACCGACCTCGGCATCGAGCCGGCGCAGTACGCGACGAAAGCGGAGCTCGTCGCGGCGCTCGGCGCGGCGGCGCCGCGAGTCGTCGACCCGACGATTCAAACGGCGCTCGACGCGCTCACGAAGGACCTCGGGCCCGGGCAAGTGTTTATCGCCGACCCGACGGTCGCGGCGGTCGCCGACAACCAATCGGCGTTGCTCGCGCATGCGCTCGCGAACAACCGCGTTGCGTTGCTCTCATGCGCCGACGGCGACGCCGCCGCGATCGAGGCGGCCGGCGAGGCGTTGCAAACGGACGCGAACGCTCGTTACGGGGCGCTGTTCGCGCCGAGCGCGACCGTCCCGGGCGTCGTCGCCGGGACGACGCGAACCGTCCCGTATGCGGCGCTCGAGGCCGGCATCATCGCCCGTAACGACGTGTCCTACTCGCCGAACCAACCGGCCGCCGGCGAGCTCGGACAATCGCTATTCGCGCTCGACGTCGCCGGGCATTACACGGACCTCGAGTATCAAACGCTCAACGACTCGGGCGTCTCGATGGCGCGGCTCATCTACGGCGGCGTTCGGACCTACGGCTACCGCTCATGCGTCGACCCGGTCGCGATGCCGCAATGGCTCATGTTCGGTTGGGCGCGGCTCAACATGGGGATTACCGCGCAGGCCGAGGCGATCGGCGAGCGGTACGTGTTCTCGCAACTCGACGGCCGCGGCCATACGTTGAGCGAGTTCGGCGGCGACCTCTCGGCGATGCTGCTCGGCTACTACAACGAGGGCTCGCTCTACGGCGCGACGCCCGAGGAGGCGTACAACGTCGACGTCGGCTCGAGCGTCAACACGCCGGACACGATCGCAAACGGCGAGCTCCACGCGGTCCTGTCGGTCCGCATGTCGCCGGATGCCGAGTGGGTCGTTATCGAGGTCGTCAAGGTCGCGTCGAATCAGGCGCTACCGGCGGCGGCCTAAACGTAAGGGGGTGGAACATGCGTAAGGATCAGCACCGCGTAACCGTCGTCGTCGACGGCAAAAAGCTCGGCGTTTTCGACGTCCTCACCGGCGGCGAAACCGACTCGGACGAGCTCAAGTACAAGCCGGGCGGCATGGCGCCGGCGATCTCGCTCGGCGGGACGGTAACGGTCGGGCAACTCATCGTCTCGCGCATCTACAAACTGCAACGCGACCACTTGCAAATCCATTGGTTGCTAGGTCGCGTCGGGAAAGGCGACGTCGTCGTCAACAAAGCCGTTCTCGACCCGGACGGCAACGCGTTCGGAAAGCCGCTCGTCACGAAAGGCGTCCTCAAGCGCGTAACGCCGCCCGAGGTCGACTCGAACGCGACCGGCGACGCCGCCATCCTCGAGCTCGAAATCACGCCCGAGGGCGTCGTCACGTAATGGCGACCGACGCGAAACGCGACGCCGAGCTCGAGCAAACGGTCGAGCTCAAGGCGCCGGCGTGGCTCGACGAGGACGCCGAGGCCGAGCCCGACCCGGTCGAGGCCGCGCCGGCCGGCTCGGTTCTCGACGTCATCCGCGAGCGGCGGTCGACCAGGGCGGCCGAGCATGTCTACGACATGCCCGTCCCCGGCTATGGCGGGTTGCTCGTCCTGCGTTGTACGCCGCTCGCCGGCGAGGCGTTGACGCCGTTGCGGCTACGGCTCGAGCGGTCGCGCGACCCGTCGCGCGATTTCGGGCTCGCCGCCGACATACTCGTCGCCGCCTGCGAAAACGTCCTCGCCCGTCGGTCGGCCGGCGCCGAGCTCGAGCCGCTCGACCCGACCGGCGAGCCCGTCGAGCTAAACGAGCGGCTCGCCGAGCTCCTCCGCGTCGAGGCGCGCTCGGCGCGCGAGCTCGTCCGCGCCGTGTTCTCGCTCGCGCCGTCGCCCGAGCTCGCCGCCGGCGACGCCGTCGGCGACTACCTCGCATGGGCGCAGGGCGCCGACGCCGACCTCGACGAGGGCCTGTTGGGGGAATCGTGAGCGGGGGGACCGTCAACGTCGCCGCGACGATGGCGGTCCTCGGCCTCCCCGCGTGGCGGTATCTCACGACGCGCGACCGCGAGGAGCGGTTGTTATTGGTCGCGGTCGCCGAGCGCGCGGTCCGCGTCCACGACCTCATGATGCGCAACCTCGCCGCGCATATCGTCAACACCTACGCGAAAGCGCAACGGCGGTAAGTGGCGGACGTCGTCGAGCTCATCCTCGAGCTACGCAACGTCGCGCAGTTCGTCTCGGGCGCGCGGCAGGCGTCGACGGCGGCCGGCGACATTGGCGACCAAACCGAGAAAGCCGGCAAGAAAGCCGGCGCCGGCTGGAAAGGGTTAGCGAAGTGGGCCGGCGGCGCCGCCGCCATCTACGGCGCGACGCGCTACGTCAAGTCGGCCGTGTCGGCGACCGAGGACCTCGCCAAGGCGACGATTACCGTCTCGAGGACGACCGGGATGGATACCGAGACGTCGAGCGAGTGGGCGGCGCTCATGAAAGAGCGCGGCGTGTCGACGAAACAGTTTCAAATGTCGCTCGTCAAGCTCTCGAAAACGATCGAGTCATCGCGCACCGGGACGGTCAAGGAAAACGCGACGGTCGCCGGCCTGCGAAAGCAAATCGACGCCGTCTCGGCCGCCGGCGGCAAAAAGGCGCCGGCCGAAATCGCGAAGCTCTCGAGGGCGATCGAACGCGCGCAGGGCGCCGGCGAAAAGGCGCGGCAAACGCTCGGCATGCTCGGCGTCTCGCAACGCGACGTCGCCAAGGGCAACACGGCGGCGACGCTCTATAAGGTCGCCGACGCGCTCGAGAAAATGCGCTCGCCAACCCAACGCGCCGCGCTCATGCAACAGCTATTCGGACGCTCCGGGCAGGCGCTCCTACCAATCCTCATGAAGGGCCGCGAGGGCGTCCGCAAACTCCTCGACGAGCAAAAGGCCGCCGGCAACTACATATCCGGCAAGGGCATAAAGTCGGCGAAGGACCTCATAACGCAACAACGCGCGCTCGAGACGGCGCTATCGGGCGTCAAGGTCCAGCTTGGGACGGCGCTCATGCCGGTCCTCGTCCAAGTCGGGAAGCTCCTCGTTGGCTTTATGACGCTCATTCGGCCGTTGACGAAAAACGCAACGCTGTTCAAGGTCGCGATTGCCGGGCTCGCGATCGCGTTCGTCGCCTACAAAATCGCGATGATCGCCGCGACGATCGCGACGACCGTTTTCGACGCCGCCGCGGCGCCGGTCGTCGGCATCGTCCTCGGCGTCGTCGCCGCGGTCGCGCTGCTCGCCGTCGGCATCTACCTCCTCTGGAAACATTGCCGGCTGTTCCGCGAGGGCGTCCGCGCCGCGTGGGACGCCGCCAAAGTGGCATTCGCCGCCATCCTCGCCGCAGGCCGCGCCGTTTGGTCGTGGGTCAAAGCGAACTGGCCGTATCTCGTCGGCGCGCTCGCCGGCCCGTTCGGCATCGCGGCCGTCTACATCGCGAAGCATTTCGACGCGATCAAGGCCGCCGCGCTCGCCGTGTTCGATTGGATTCGAGCGAACTGGCCGCTACTCCTCGGCGCGCTCGTCGGCCCGTTCGGGCTCGCCGTCGCCGCGATCGCGACGCATTTTGGCGCGATCAAGTCTTGGGCGGCCGGCGTCCTCTCGTCGGTCCGGTCGACGTTCTCGAGCGTCGCCGACGCGATCAAGACACCGATTCTCGGCGCCGTAACCGCCATCCGGCAGGCGATCGACAACCTCGTCGGCTACGTCCAGGGCCTCCCGGGCAAGGTCGGCGACACGCTCAAGAGCATTCCGGTCGTCGGCGGCGCCGCGAGCGCCGCGCTCGGCGCCGCGCAAAAAGTAACGAGCGTCTTTCACCGCCAACAGGGCGGGCCGGTCCCGGTCGGCGGTTTCGCGCTCGTCGGCGAGCGCGGGCCCGAGCTCGTCCACGCTCGGACGGCGCTCACGGTTACGCCGCTCCCGCAACCGGAGCTCGCCGGCGCCGGCGCCGGCGGCCCGGTACGGCCGCTCGAGATTGTCGTTCCGGTCATGCTCGACGGCCGCGAAATCGCGCGCTCGACCGCCCGAGTCGCCGCTAACCAGTTGGCGCGCCGATGACGGTCGCGGCGCCGCCTGCGGGCTGGGTCCGGGTGAGCTCGAGCGACCCGCCCGTTTCGCTCACGGTTCGGCTCGCGGACGCGCGGCCGGACGTTACCGCCGGCTACGGCGGTTGGGCCGAGGTCGCTCGGCCGCGGCGCCGGCCGCTCTCGGTTTGGACGGGCTCGCCCGGTTTGCGTATGACGCTCCCGATCCTGCTCGATGGTTTCCACGACGGCCGCTCGATCGAGCGGCAAATCGCGCAACTCGAGCGGCTCGGGCTACCGACCGCGGCCGACGGCGCGCCGCCGCGTATCCGGCTCGTCGCTCGAGGCGGCGCCGTCCCGCATACCGATCGGGTTTGGGTTGTCGATTCGCTTACGTTCGGCGACGGCGCCATCATGAACGCCGCCGGCGACCGGACACGGCAACCGGCAACGCTCTCGCTCCTCGAGTGGATCGCCGACGTTCGCGTCAACGAGAAATCGACGACGACGCAAACGAGACGGCAGGCGGCGCGCGCGAAATCGAAAGCGGGCGCCGCGCGCAAACGCGTCGTCGCCGGGCACGGCAAACCGAAAGCGGGACACTCGCGCGCCGCGAGCTCGAGCTCGTTCGGCGCCGGCGAGGACCTCCTCACGATCGCCGCGCGCGAGCTCGGCGACGCCGACCGTTGGATCGAGATTGCGCAACTCAACGGGCTACGCGACCCGCGGGCGATCGCGCCCGGGCAGGCGTTGAGGTTGCCATGAGCTCGCTCGCGCTCGCCGGCGACGTCGACGTCGGCGCCGTCCTGCTCCAAACCGCCGGCGCCAAGCTCGGGAAACGCTCGAGCATTCGCGTCGACCAACGGATAACCGACGGCCGGCTCTCTCGGACGATGGACGGCGCCTCGACGTTGACGTTGACGCTCGACGACCACGACCGGGCGCTACTGCGCTCGGGCGCGTTCTCAAAACAACTCGACCTCAACCTCGCCGGCGAATGGTGGCGGCTCGTCCAAGTGTCGAAACAGGGCGACACGCTCTCGCTCACGTTCGAGGACCGCGCGGTCGCCTACCTACGGAAAATCACGAAACCGCGTAAGGCGAAGCGGTCGAAAATGACCCGGGCCGAGTTTGCGCTCTCAATCGTGCGCGAGGTCAAGGCCGGCGGCGGCATCCCGTTCGTTTGCCCGGACCTCCACGCGAAAGTACCGATCGCGAGCTCGCGCGACAAAGTGACGAAACCGAAACGCGAGGCGACCGTCGCGCAAGGGCTCTCGCCCGGTACCGCGCTCACGGTCAAGGGCAAGCCGGCGAGCTCCGCGCAACGCGCCTACGGGCAACGCGTCCTCGACGTCGCCGCGTCATTGGGCGCCGACGCGCGCGCGACGATGGCGCTCATGCAAGCGGTCATCGTCGAGTCGCAGGTCCAAAACCTCAACTACGGCGACCGCGACTCGCTCGGGATTTTGCAAGTGCGCTCGTCGACGGCGGCCGGAATGCATATCGACAACCGCGACGTCGAGGC